TTAAATCTAAAAAAGCATCTGCTACTGGTGCAACAACAAAACATGAATTATTATTAGAATTAATTAAAGTTTTTAATTTTGTATAAATTGGTAGTACTGGTTGTTGTTCGTGATCTATTTTTCCATATAAAGTTCTTTCTGTCCATAAGTTAATTGTTTCAATATTATTAACATTATAATCATCAAATATTGTAGAATATAGATCTCTTTTTGAGAACAATTCAAATAATTTTGTTTTATTTGTTGTATCTACAAGAGTACCATTGTTTATAGCAACTTTTATTTCTTTACTAGTTCTTTTAATCATAATTTAAAGTTTCCATTATTTACACCTAACATCTGCCTTACAACTACCATCTCCGCTTGATTGGTAAAAACAATCTAATCTAGTTTCATATTTTCCATCTGCTATATCAGTAGTAATTTTAATTATATTATAATATCCACCTACACCCATGATATTAGAAAAAGTTTGATTTTTTTTCGTAGGATTTCCAAAACCATATGGTGGATGAATGAACACGGTCATACCAGGATAAAAAATATGATTACCTATCATATTAATATCGCAATTATAAATATCTCTTAAAGAAGATAAAGGTGTAAATCCTTCTCTTGTAGCTTTTGCTTCTTTTGCATATGGTTGATCAATTCTTTTAAATTTTATTGAGGTTACCAAACCTTCAGCTTTACCAACATAAAGATGCATAATTCCATTTTGTTCATCTTTTTGAATATCGCCATTTAAATCACATAAAGCCTCAGTAGAAAAAATACAAAAATAGTTATAAGTTTGTAATGCACCACTACTAGAAGTTAAAGTTGGAACTCCTGTAAATACACCTTGAGAATTAACTACAGAAGAAGCTGGATCACTGCTTGATTGGATAGTAAAATTTGTAAAATTTATATCAATTCTTTTGTTTATATTTCTTCCAAAAAAAATGCATTCTGGATCAAGTGCTGGTCTAAGTAATCCGTTTACTAGATCTTTTATTAATGTATCAAGTCTATAACTTGTTTTTGCAGGTTTAATAATTTTTTCTAAAAACCAAGCTTGAAATAGGTCTGTACTTATAGGAACCTCTCCTATATTATATTTTTTAGTTTTATTAGCACTTTCTCTATCATCAACATATTCAATATCACCAAGTATTATTCTATTATTTGTAGAACCCATACCATATACTTTAGTAATAGACTGTAATAAATCTCCAAAGTAAAAATAGGTAACTGACAATTCCTCGCCTAGCTTTACTTTTTTTTCTCTTTTAGAATCTATTTCAGATTTAATTTCATCTGGTTCGCTTTGTGCATTACTTTCTGCTTCTTCTTTTGCATCTTTCACTTCACTACTGCTATCATCTTTACTTATTGTTGCGCCAAAAGCTGGTCTTATAGATGTTTCGTTATTAACAAATTTTATCCATTCATTTATCATTTCTTCTTGTACTGTAAAAGTAAATAATGAAGAATTCTTATATAAGTCTTCAATAAACCTTCCATAAATTTCAGATTTTATTGTTTGCAGTAAAGCTTGTTCGGCTTTGTTTGCTTCAGTTGATGCTTTTAAAGCATCTTCTAAAGCTTTTTTATCTACATCCTTACCACAATTTTTAACTGTTTTTCTTGCTTCCTCTACTTTCTCTCTTTGGGTTTTAGCATTTTGTAAAATAGGATCTGAACTTTTTAATTGTATTTGCTTATAGAAATAATCAGTTTCTTTATCGTTCATATATTGTTGAAGACTTCCATAGTAGTTTACTTTTAGTTCTAAAGAACCCTCTTCAGTAAACGAAAGTTCATGAGTTGATAAACTAAGATCTAATAAAAGTTTAATATCTCTTAATCTTGCAACTGTTGCTTCGGTATAAATTGTATTATCTTCTATTAAACTATATGATAATTCTACTTGTAATCTAAAGTCTTTTGCATCAAACGCATCTTTAACATTATTAGGGTTCGGTCTCTGTATCAATGTTATATATTGACTTGTAGAACCTATGCTTGTTTTATTACCATCTGGATCTTCTTTATCTGTAGGATCTTTTAAGCCTGTTGGGTTTCCAGATATAGTATTTAATGAACCAACATTGGTAACATCAGTATTTCCTAAAAATTCTTGAACTGATGAAAAAACAAATGTAATAGAAACGTCTATTGCTCTTTCTGCTTCAACTGGATTTGTGCCAGCTAGTGTATAGGAAAGATTTTTTATACCACAACCAGTATAAAAAGACATATTTGCATCAATCTTATCTTTTCCTAAAAAATCATTTAAATTTTTATTAAAAATAAATTGTCTTTTCTTCTCTTTACCTCCATCTCCGCTATCAATTCTAAACAATTTTATTACTGGATACATTGTTGCAATAGCAGCAGTACTTAATTCTCCAAGTTCTTTTAAGTTTCTTCTACCGCTCAAAGAAGCTAATATTTGTGAAAAATCATTTGTTGTTAAACCAGTTTTATTACAAAAATACGCTGCTCCATTTGGAGTTACTGATACGTTAAAGGCTGATTGTTTATTTAAAATTTCTTGAGTATAATCTAATAGATAACAATCAACAGAAAACTCTTCTCTTTTCTGTTTCTCTGTTTCTTCTTCTGTTTGTGTACTAGAAGTGCTAGTGTCTTGGTTTCTAAATAATATTGGTCTTTCTCTTGACATTTTTTATCCGTTATGGGTTCATATAAGAAAATAATTTTTCTAACAAGGTTGGTATTAATATTGTATCACCTATGCTAATATCATGCTCTGTAGGTTTGTTATTAAACATTGCTATAACCCACCACATTTTTGTATCACCATAATATTTGCTAGATAATTTATAATATCTATCTCCATATTTCCAAGTGTGCTCAACATATGGTATAGTTAATAATTGCTGATTTGTTGGAAATGTAAAGTTTGTAGTTTCAAAATGATTAATAAATTTTACATTTCTTTCTCTAAAGAAACTTTCATATAATTCATTTTGATTTTGTATAAGTTCTTTATTAGAATATCTGTTCATTGATTATTTGCCTTTACAGTTATAGTTCCAAATGGGAAAGTTACATTGCCAAAGCTATCGTTATTTGAAAAACCTATTGGTATAGTTTGTAAAGGAACAACCGTCATAGCAACTTTAAATTCTTTAAATGAAATCTTTGCTCCATTATTAGTTCCTTCTACTCGTCCTGTTTCTGTAGCTGTATAATCTCCAATAGTTGCAACTTTTCCATATTTAAAACCGCTTGGACCTATGTTTACATTTTTTAAAATACAAACTTGTCCTTGTTCATCATCTATTGGATCTTGCAATAAATTAAAAAATTTAAATCTATAAACTGGTGTTTTAACTATGACATATTTATCATCATATTTTGGATATAAAAGATGAATCATTTTGTTCATTGTGGAGTTCCAGCTAACATTATCACCACTACCTTGAGAAATAACAAAAGATATTTTAAGATTTCTGCTTGTATTTTTATAAGTTACAATTGGTTCATTTCTTCCGTATACCATTGTCTCTGTATAGTTTGGTGTTATTTCTGATACATATTCAATTTGCGAAAATTGATTATCGCCAAAATCAATTCTGTTTACACCAGCACCATAACCTAATAATTCTAAATATCCAGATGCCATTTAATTAACTCCTTGTTCCAGCAGGAGTGGAACTTTTAACAACAACATTGCCGCCACCAGATGCATTGATAGCACTAATTGCTATTCTTCCAATTTCTCTACCATCTACTTTGAGTATTAAATCTCCACCTTTTGTTTCTTTAGATTCTCCTAAAGATCCAACAGCTTTAATTAGTGATTCCAAAGGAGAAACAATATTTAATGCAGAAGAAGCAAGTAATTGAAAATTATATCTCTCAACTTCATCTACAAGTTCTTTGACATTCTTAAGACCTTCTGGTTTTATTTCTTTATGTATTTTATTTAATCCATCAAGTGAATCAACAACTACTTTTAATCCAGCAGATCTTTGTGGTGTTATAGCACTTAATATTTTTTCTAAATAGTTGCCACCAGTTACATTCATTACAAACGAAGCACCTGCAAATGCAAGCATAGCTGGAACTGCTGCTACTAGCCCTAATGCAAATAATGGCAAAGTTCCAGCCAAACCAGATATAGCATAAAATAGTTTAAAAGTTGATGCAGCCATTTTGCCCATTGACTCAGCGATCCTATCCATTATACTTGGTATTGTTGAAAATACATTTGCTAATACTTCAAAAGCTTCTGCCATATCAACTGCTATATGCCATAATGGACCAGACCCAGTTTTATGAAACATATCATAAAGAGATTTTAAACCCATCACTACCAAACCAATTGGTCCTATTATAAATAATATATTTTCTTTTAAATAATTAAAAGCTTTTCCAAAATAATTTGGTATTTCATAAAGTGGTGATGAACCACCACTATGAAATATATCATAAAGATATTGGAAAGCTTTAATAGCTAATCCTATTGGGCCTAAAAAGAATAATATATTATCCTTTAAGAAGTTAAATCCTTTTGCTATATATTCTGGTAGCATATATAACATTGGAGAACCAGCTAAATGCAACATCTGCCATAATTTTTGGAAACCACCAACTACATAATCAAATGCAATTTTAAGTAAACCAAAAACAGCAGCTAATATTAATAAACCACCTATAATATAAAATATGCTAGCATTAAAAATATTTTGAGCAATAGCAGCAGCAATTGTTGCAGCTTTAATTGCTACAAGCGCGCCTATAACAAATCCAATTATTTGAATAAAAAACTTTAATCCATTAGATAAGTAATCTATAACTGCACCAAAAGCTTTGACTACAGGAGTTGGAAAAGCACCTCCAAGCATATATACAACTGCTATTAATTTATTTATTATTGCTATACCAGAAGCAAACCCATCTACCAATGCAGAAAGAATAAATAATATTGGTGTTGCAAATGTTGCTAATTGCATCATAGCAACTTTAAATTTGTCTGTCATTGTTGTAGCGGCAGCAGACATTTGAGAAAACTTTTCAGTAGCATCTTTTGATTTTTCTGTTTGTGTTACATACTTGTCATATTCGCTTAAAGACATACCAAATAATTTATTTGCCTGTGCCATATCAGTAATACCAGCAGCATTAGCTATAGACATTTGTGTGTACTTATCCATATCTTTAAATTGTACACCTTGAGACTGAACAGATTCTACAACTAGTCTTATTCTTTCTTCTTCTGTGGCTACCAGTAATTGTGATGAATTTAATAATCCACCACCAAGAACTGCATTTAATTTACCTGCTGCTTCTGCTGCACCTTGAAATGTATCCATCTTTTTTACAATTCCAACAAGAGTTGATACCTCAAGACCAGATGCTTTTGCGGCAGCTTCCAATCCTCTAAACACATCAATACCTTTCTCACCATACACAACAAGAGTGGAAGCAGCACCAGCAAAATCGCTTGCTATTTTTTGAGGAGATGTACCTAAAGTATTTGCTAAAACAGCTAATTGTTTGGATGTTTCAATTGCTTGGGAAGAAGACATACCAAAAGATTGAATCAATGTTGACATATTTTTAGATGCAACATCAGAGCTTACTCCTAAGTTGGATAAAGTACCAATTGTTGCTGCCATCTCAACTCTTGCTTGTGAGGAAATCTCTGTAAATTCAGAAAAATTGTTTGCCAAGGAGAGAATAGCTTCTCCTGTTTTTTCCATACTCACATTATTCATACCAGCAAAATTTGCTGCCATATTTAATTCAGTAGTATACCCATCTATTGCACCAGTAGCTCTTCTTAAAGAAGCTGATTGACTATCTAGCACAGTAACACTTTCGACAGTAGATTTAACAATTTGTTGTGTTATTGCTGCTGTAACGTTTTTTATATTTAAAAATTGTTGTTCAAATTTTGTAGCAAAAGATTCATAATTTTTTGTTAATTCTTGAGTATTTAAAGAACCATCTTCATTTGTGATAAAATCATATATACTTCCTTTTTCTACCTTTAAGTTTAACTTACCAGCAAGAGAGTCAGCCATATTATCGGTAAGCTTCTTTCTTTCTCTTAATAATTCTAATTGATGTTCTTCTTGTTGTATCAATAATTGTTTTTGAGCAATTTCAAAAGCACTCATTTCATTGCCAGCTTGTTTTCTATCTGCCATTTCTTTTTCAAGTTTGGCTTGCATTTCTTGAATTTCTAATTCTTTAAATTTAATATTTTTTGCTTCTTCTTCAGACTGCGTTCTTTTACTCATTAACCCGTATAATTCTGTTAAAATCTCTTTTTCTCTTTGAATTGAGTCAATTCTTTTTTGTTGAAGCTCTACCGAATTTGTTATTTTTTCTATGACTCTCTGTAATGCATTTTCATAAATTGTTAAATTTTGAATTTCTTCTTCAGACAAAGTAGATCTTCTTGAAGCAAGATCATTAATCTTTGTTTCAAGTTCAACTCTAAGTGCTAAATCAGTAGGATTAGGAGCAGCCATTTATAAATTAATTCCTTTACAATAAATAGTATAAAAGAAAAAAGCCAAGAAGGTTATTCTTGGCTTTATCTTACTTGGAAGAAGCTTTTGCTTTTTCCATTTCTTCGTTTTGTTTTTCAAAATGTTTTGCTAATCTATCGCAGAACCAATTTCTTAATCCAATTGGAAGATTGTATAACTCAAACAATGACCATCCACCGTGTAGTTTCATAATGAAGAACTGTTCGTAAACAGACTCCATATACTTATCGTTTAGGCCAAAAAAAGTCCGCTGTAAACGGAACCTCCATTGAGTCTTCAAACTCGCAAGCGGAGCAAACAAAGTTTTGTTCAAGTTCAATATTTGGGTTTATGTTCTTATAAACAGTTCTCAAATATTTTGAATCTTTGGCTGGAATATTCTCAACCATTTGGGTTAGTTTTCTTCTATCAGTCTCACCATTCATTGACACAATAAAATATTTCATTTGTTGTGTCATTGTACTTTCTGGTAAGTTATTCTTCTGTTGTTCTTGTGATTTAACAACCATTTGTCTTTCATCTAAACCTGTAAGAAGTTTTATTTCAACTTCTATTTTTGATAATGGTAGTCTAACAATAAATGTATTTTTCTCTGTTATTATTATACCAAGATTATCCAATTCTTCTTTTGGAAGAGGATAAGCCATAGTGTTTATATTCAAATCAAATGTATGTTGAGAACTTACTCCACAAGATGGGCAAGTGATCTTGGTTTCATATTCTTCGCCATAACCAGATATTCTTGCTGCAACAATTAAAGCGTTCTTATCACCAATCAATAAGTTATCAACTTTAATTCTTTTATCAACAATAATATCATTTAACATCTTATCAACTGCTAAACCTTTTTTAAGTAAAGCTTTTGATGTTAGAGTATCTTCATCCTTTGCTGTCATATGTCTTATTTCAATTGTATCTTGCATATATAGTGGATGTTCTGGAGGATATAAAATTCCTTTAGATGGTATTTCTACAGCCTCTGTTGGTGTTATATATGCAAATTGTTCTGTCTTCTCGATCACTGGAGTTGGGTCTGTTGTCTGTTCTATAGCCCCAAATCTTTCTTCGTTATTTCTCATTTTATCCTCTGATTAAATTTATTTTACTTTTGCTGCACAGATGTCAGCTTTAGTCTTTTCTCCTCTAGCTACCTGTTGTTGTTCGGCTGGTGTTAGTGTGCATTTTGGTATTTTTACTGCACCAGTTTTTGCTGGAGGTGGTTCTGCTGGTTTTGGTGGTGGAGCGGGTGGTGGAGTAGTAACTTGTTCGTTAATAGGTTTAGACTTTGGTTTGGGTTTAGGTTTTGCAGTTGCTGCTCTTCTTCTTTCTTCCTCTATTTGTCTTGATCTTTCTGCTGCTGCTTTATCGCTCCAAGCATCCTCTGTAACTGGAATGCCAGAACGATTAAATTTATCAATATCAGAAAGAAACTGTTCTTGTCCTTGTGGGAGTTCCGTACCATCTCCTAGTGTTTTATTATATTGAGGATAATAATTAGCTCTTTTATATCTAAATGATAAACTTATTTCAAGTAGATCATCGCTACTATAATCATGATCTCCAAAATCAACTTTAGTAATCCAAGGATGTTGTAAAACCCAATATCCATTTGCATACATACCACCAAAAAAGATTTCTCCACGATTTAAATTATAATTTGGTGCGGCTTCTGCCGCAAGAGGACTTTTACTAAGTCTTGAAGCTATTTGTCTTGTCTCATATCCCATAGAAAGATCATAAATTTTTATTGTAGATCCTAAGTATCGTTCAGATACTGGATCTGCTACTTGATCCTCAAAAAATCCTTTATTAGAGCTAATATTCCCATCAACCGAAGGTGATCTTGCATATGCTATTCTTGCACTAGTATATCTAGTTAGAATATCATCCAAGTCTTGACCTACTTCTGGAGCAAAGGTATTACTATAAGGATTTACAAATTTTACAGTTATTTCCTGCCAAGTCCATGATGTTGGAAGGGCTACACCTATATCACCTGTAAATTGATTTGCATAAGAGTCTGTATCATAACCAACTTGAAACTTTGGACGATTAATTGATTTAACTATCCAAGGATATTTTCCTTTAGTTAATTCATCAAATTGCCCACCAAACTCTACAAAAAATCTAGACTTTCTTTTAGGATCGACAAAGGAATTAGACCAAAAATAGTTCTTACTTGTTTTAAGTGCCATGCTAATATTTAGTCTAATAAATAATTATTTTATCGATTAACGTAAGTAGAAGCAATTTCTACTCCATCTGCACCAACAGAGTAGAATTCTGCCCAATCGTATCTAAGTTTAACTGTTACTTCTTGTGCATCATCTGAACTGTAATCATTAGAACCAAATTGAATGTCTTTGATCCAAGCATTTCTTAAAGACCATTTTTCAACAACATTACCGTCATCATCAATTTGTAGAATATTTACGTTACCTGTTGTAGCAACTGCACCAGCTTTTGAAAAAGATTTGATACCTGTACCAGCAGTTCCAGTACCAACATCACCACCATTATTTAAAGCTTGTGCAACTATTGCTGGGTTTTGATAACCAAAAGCACTAAGTATTTGTGTTAGATTTCTTGTCATATCTGGTATTTGCTCTACAATATCTATACCAGCATTTTGACTAATGCCAGTTCCAGCAGGATCTACAATAGACATACTTATTTCTTTCCATTCTAATTTGCCAGGAAAGAAAAAGTTATGACCTAAAAAGGTATGTTTAGTTTCTGTTATTGTAAATCCAGGTTTATCAATTTTCTTAACAACAAATGAAGGAACATCAAAGTCTCCACTTATTGGATTGAATTGTACTAAAAATTTAAACTTTCTTTTTGGTTCTACCTGTGCTGAACTCCAAAATGTTGCCATTACTTATTTCTCCCTAATATATTGTAATTAGTATTAGTCTGCAAATGCTGCACCAGAACTTGAAATATT